AAGAAGTGTTAGATAAGGCAGACCATCTCATAGATTACCTAACAACACCTTATGCAGAAGGTGGTCTCGGTGTTCACGACACTAGTCCAACTTTCTATGCATACTATAGTATAGTTAGGAATTGGAGAGACAACTTAGAGTATGGGTATTAAGATGATTGAAGTTGGAAAAGAATATCATATCTACCCAAAGTTTAAAAAGTCCTACACTGAACGTGAAGTGTTTAAGAACAATGACAACGAAGATAGAGTAGTCATTGAAGCACTATGGAGAAGTGGTGTATATATCGTTAAGATTACTAACGAGGAAGAGAAGGAACAACTAGAAGCATATCTTTCAGAAGATGCAACTGGTGACATGGAGCCATGTGAGTTCGAAGAGAATGAATTTATAGAATCGTTTGACGAGTGTGGACGTGACTATTATATCCACCTTGCAGAAGATAGTGAAGCAGACGAAGACGAAATGCAAGAACTACTTGAAGAAGAAGGACATGATTGGTTATGGGAAAACAACTATGACTCATGGGATTGTGAACACTTCTTTGGACTGCCTTTAATTGCAGACGAAGTAGACCCCGATAACAGATACAACACAAGGTTTTAAGATGATTACCCGTAAAGAATTTTCAGAACAAGTAGAACGTTTAATAGTCAGAGGAAGGGGTGCAGATATTATGTCTGCAATTGTAAAAGTTTGTGAACTAAACAATGTAGAACCCGAGTCTGCAAAGAGGTTATTATCTCAACCTCTTAAAGAGAAACTAGAAGCAGAAGCAGCTGGTCTCAATTTAATTAATAGAGGTAAGAATCCTAAAGGAACAATATCCAGTTTCTTTTCAGACTAATAGGAGTTATTATGAAAAAAGGTGATATAGTAGCAGTAGTTGCTACAAGTGGTGAGTATGTTGGTGAGTTGGTTTCTAGTAAACCAGTGACACTTGCAAACCCCAAAATGATTGTCAACACACCCGAAGGAGGAATGGGTTTCTCTAAAGGTGTTGCAGTGACAGGTGAAGTNAATCCAACTGAAATGATTTTCGGTTCATACGTCTTTATTGCTAAGTGTAATAAAGAAGTGTCGGAAGCACACTTGACTGCAGTAAGTGGTATCGAAATTCCAAAGGAAAAGAAGATAATAACTTAATGACAAGTCGTGAAGGATATGATGCATACACTCTTTATCTTGGAATAAAATTACATTTCCATTCTAAAGATTATGACTTTATCAAATATAATGGTAAAGTCAAAAGTGATATAAACTCATTTCTTAAACGGAAGGACAAATACCATTTTGGTAAATTGTTCAAAACCCACAAACAAGAATTGCAAGACTTTTACATTGCAAACTTGTCTCTGAAAGACTTATGGGCGGGAGACCTACTTGATAACGAGTGTGTCAAAGTCTATAAGGACTGGAAGAATAGAAATCAGAAACTAGCGTATCTTTTTGAAACGGAAGTTGCTGATTTACTTCGTAAGAGGAATATTAATAAAGTGTTAGAAGTGAAAAACGGACAACACCCTATACTCTTAAAAGAGTTCTTAGGTAAAAAGATATCCCTCGAGACGATGTGTATTTTAGATGAAATCATTGGTTATACTAATGATTGGGAACGATTGATTTCAGAAAACTTAGTCTATCCCGATATACAGAATAAGATAAACAAATACAAATCTTTTGTATCTGTAGACATTAAGAAGTATAAAGGGGTATTGATTGAGTTGTGTCAATAGATTCTAAGAAACACTAAATACGAATGTCGATTAGAAACCCTCTTGTATTCTTATACGAAAGGGTGTATAATAGACATATACAATGCTAATAAAATGTTAATACAATAGGAGAATACAATGTCAACATCATTAGATAAACTAAGAGCAGCCATGGAAACGGCTTCACCTACAGAAGGTGCTAAAAAATCCTACTCAGACGACACTATGTGGAAACCCGAACTAGATAAAACTGGTAATGGTTATGCCGTGGTTCGTTTCTTACCTACTCCCGATGGAGAAGAGATGCCTTGGGTATCATACTTCGACCACGGGTTCCAAGGGCCAGGTGGTTGGTATATTGAGAAGTCTTTAACGACTCTTAATAAACAAGACCCTGTCTCTGAATACAATTCAACGTTGTGGAATACAGGTATCGAAGCAAATAAAGAGATTGCACGTAAACAAAAAAGACGTTTACATTATGTGTCAAATGTCTATGTTGTTTCAGACCCTAAAAATCCCGACAATGAAGGTAAAGTCTTCAAATACAGATTTGGTAAAAAAATCTTTGAACAACTCAAAGAAGCTATCTCACCTGCGTTTGATGACGAAGCTCCAATCAATCCTTTTGATTTGAGAGAAGAAGGTGCAAACTTTAAAATCAAAATCAGAAAAGTAGACGGATACTGGAACTATGATAAATCAGAGTTCGAAAGTCCTTCACCACTTTTTGATGATGAAAATAGGTTGAATGAGATAAATAATTCAACATATTCTTTATCAGATGTAATTGCACCTAGTGAGTTCAAGTCTTATGACGAACTAAAAGAGAAACTCGATAGAGTTCTCGGACTCACTGGAAGTGTATCAACTGCTACTGCAGAAAGTCAGTTGCTGAAGACCTAGACGAAGTGCCTTGGTCAAATGTAAACACTGAAACTGTTGCAGAGGAACCTGTAATCGCATCAGCAGAATCTACTCCACAAGTGGAAGAAGATGACGCGATGGATTACTTTAAGAAATTAGCTTCTGATAGTTAATTTCTAAACTGGGGTAGTCGTTTAATTCATTATGAATAACACTGAAAGGACGACTACAACACTAAGGTCGTGGACATGGGGATACTTAGTAAGGGAAAGGTCAATAGCATAAGCGGATTGGTCGGTGAAGAACGGGTTGCTGTAAGGCGTGGGGTGACTTCACACTATTTAAGATTATTATGAAAAGTGAATATTATAAAAACATTCTACCATGGAATGAAAACGAAAGGGTTATTGACCAGTTTGGTTGGAACCCACAATCAGTTATCACTCCAACTAAATCGTCTAAGAACAATTGGGACGATGCATACTTAACTGCATACGAAGAGAAGAGAGGAGTTTGTCCTCGTCTTCCTAATGGTTTAATGATGAGTGAGTTTCATGCTGGTTTATGTGAGAACATAGTTCACTATTGGTCTATGGTTGGTGATACAATCGTTGACCCATTTGCTGGAAGAATGACACGTGCATTTGTGTCTGCTTCATTAGGAAGAAATTATTACGGGTATGACGTATCTTCCGAAACAGTAGGAAAAGTTAGAGAAGAAATGGGGAGACATTCCTTTGACGGAGACTACGATATTATAGAGAGTGACGGGTGTGAAATGAAACATACCGATGACGAGTGTGCAAACTTAGTTATGACTTGTCCACCTTATGGTGATATCGAAAGATATGAAAGTGCAGAGGGTCAGTTATCCGACCTAAGAAAGTATGAAGACTTTTGTGAAAGGATACAAGTTTGTGGAGATAACATAGAACGAGTTTTAAAGCCAGGTGGTTTTGCAGTTTGGGTTTGTGGTGATTGGAGAAGAGACGGAGAATACAAACCTTTTCATTCAGATACTATAAATATGTTCACTAAGTCGGGTCTGAAATTACATGATATAATTGTAATGAAGAACGACACTATATTTGCAGCCTTACAAGCAGGTAAGTGTGCAAGTAAAAGATACACTGCAAAGGTGCATGAATTCATCTTAGTGTTTCGTAAAGAAGGGGAACTAGAGTATAGTTCAGATACAATAAAAAACAGAGAGGAATCTTTAGAACAATTTTTCAAATAATATGCCAAGTGTTAAACCAAGAATAAACCCAAAGAATAGAATGGAAGAACCATTCGATAAAGTGTTAAGACGCTTTAAAAAAGAATGTGAGAATAAAGGTATAGTGCAAGAGTGTAGAGATAGAAAGTATCACGAAAAACCTAACGACACTAGGAATCAAAAGAACCAAGAGTTAAAAAGAAGAAAGAAACTCAATAAGAAAAAAGCATTATTAGAACAGAATCGTAGAGTTAGAGGAGTTAGGTGAGAACAAAAAGAGAGAAACGAATCATAAGACAATTTCTTATCTCTGCAGTTATAGGGATATTAGGATTGATTGGTGCAATCTATATCTATTTAAATTTTCAACCACCATTAACCACACCTAAAGATTATATTGATTCACCCATACAGGAAACAGCAGAAGAAAGATACACATGAACTGGCACGGAGGAAAAGGTTCCAAAAGAAGGAACTCAGACGATAAACTCTACTCAGATAACTGGGAGAAAATCTTTGGCAAACCTAAACCCGAAGTCTCTGTTCGTAAAGAGACACCTACCCATGGACTTACTCAAGTTCATAAAGATAAAACGAAATTAATCCCTCGTAAAGAGAAGTATAAAACTATTTAATTACCAAGCTGGAACTGGAGATAACTTACTTTGTGTAGGTTCGTCATTAGAGGTCTTAGGTGCATTAATATTGGTATAAGTTTGTCCACTGTTGTTGTTAGTGACATTCGACATAACATTTGAATTGGTTGTTGTGGTTCCACTTGCAGAGTAAGATTCCATTCTTTGACCTTTGATATTATTACCAGTGTTTGGATTTCCAGCTGCAGTTATTTGTGCTTCAGTATATAAGCCAGGATACTTAGCATTGTGTTCCATCATTCTTTGTTGAAGTTTATTGTATCTTTCTCTCTCTACAATTAACTCGTTAGCAACCTGTGACATTTCCATAGACATTGCAGAACCCGACGCAGGTTCAACATATTTTGGGTCATTCTTAGACCTTCTTTCTTTGTTCACAAGTTTCTCTTCAGACTGTTCCATTTGTCCTTCGATTCTTTCTTGTTCGGTAGTTCCCATAACTTTACCAGCAAGACCTTTCATCTTTTCATACCAAGACAATTCTTTAGGGACACCTTTGTCAAGTCTAATCATTGCTTCTGTTAGTGTGTCTATTGCTTCTGAGAAGTTATTAAGGTTCTTGGTTGAAGGTTTTAAATCCTTAAACATAGAAATTACATTACCAACACTACCTAAGTTTTTGAATGCTTCACCTAAGTCAAGTAGAGGTTTCATATTTACATCTTCTAAACCTTTTGCAAACTCAGTGACTTTTTCCATTGGTGATTTTGCACCAAATAAACTTCCTAAACCTTCCATTAGACTTCCTAATAGACTACCACCAGTCATTGCTACTAGACCAGCACCAATAGCTGCTAATCCAGCACCGACTGCTATGAGGTTTAATCCGTCAACTTGACTTAACTGCATTATGTCTGGCACAAAATTTCCGAATGCATTAGCAGCTAAGTCGGCTGCATATGCAAATGGAATTAAGGCCGCACCTAGTAAACCAATTGCAAGAGCTCCTAGTGCAATTAGTGGAACAAAAGTGCCTAGTATTGCAGCTGCAACACCTAGTGTTATTAATGCAGCTGCAATAACACCTATTGTTCCCAGTCCAACGTCTTTCATTAAGTTAAGTGAAAATGCAAGTGGAACCATTGCAGCTCCAAGTGCTAAAACGGCTAATGAACCTTTTAACATTGCACCTGTTGACCTTCTTAACATTTTTGCAAGTAGAACTAATCCAGTCATTGCAATTAGACCTTTACCCATTTGTTTAAAGTCTACACCATTAAATTGTTTTAATCCTATTGCAAGTAGTCCTACTGAACCTCCTAATAGTGCCATAGAGACTGCACCTTTAAGAACTTTACTATCTCCAAACTTCTTAACACCTTCTGCAATACTTTTTAGGAATCCACCACTCTTACTTCCTTTAGAAGGTATGATTGATTTATCTGCAGT